ATCATCACATCAACTGTTTCACCAACAGACTTACCACGTATGTTTAGAAACAAAAATTCAATATCAAATGTGGATAGATTGTTTACATCTATTCCTTTTGTTAAAATACAATTAGACAGCACATCACTGACTGCTTGAGCAATCTGCTTTTCAGATTGACTCTCCATAGCGATAATTAAAATCTTCTCCTCTTTTACAAGAAATGGTCTATATCTTATATTTTTTCCAGTAGATGGAACCGTCAACTCATAAGTTGGGGTGCTAATCTTGGGTAAAGCCATAATATATTATTAATTTGTATATTATATAGTACGTTAATCTGAGTCTATCATGAAAAAGTATTAGCGTCTATACTATCAAACGTAGATGAATCAACGTATTGACTCATTTCATTAATGTTAACTGAAGAATTAAAATCAACCTCTGCTGGTGCTGCTCCTTCAGGTTTTGCAGTAGAAACTTTATTATTATTTCTCCTCCTATACCTATCGTAACTTGATGATCTACCTGATGAATATCTATCAATATGAAACTGAACAGTCATTTTCAAGATATTTGAGTTTTCATATTTAATTGGTATATTAGCAATTTGATATGGATACATTCCGAAAAAGTTAAATTGTATCTCGTTCTTATAGTCTCTATCAAATTTTAATAGTTTTGCTTGATACATCTTGTAATCAGATGGATACTCCATTTGATGATAATAATCCTCTTGAGATTGATCTTCCCTTGAACCGCCAGCAACAAATTCAATATAGTGCTCAAAAAATTTCATAATTTTATACTCACTATCAACATAAAATTCAAGTGCTATATCTGGAAAAATACGAGCATGAGTCATATTTTCTATAACACCTTGATAGTTTCCTATAACTTTAGTATCTGCTAATGTGCTACCAGGAATCACCGCACTACTACAAAGTAATCCAGTGGTCTCAGTCATAAATCTATAATCAACTCCACGAACGTTTAAATGTTGTCTTACACCAAGAGGTAATCCACCAAATATCAACTGATAATGTGATGTTTGTGCTAAGTTTGTAAATGTAGGTTTAAAATCTGATATTCTACGGGGTTTTACCACTCTAAATACCTAAAAATTGTCTTATTATTATTTAGATGTCTTACAAGGGTAAATATCAACCATCTTATCCTCGCAAGTATAAAGGTAATCCTACAAACATAGTTTATAGGTCACTTTGGGAAAGAAAATTCATGGTTTACTGTGATAATAATGAAAGAATACTTGAATGGGGAAGTGAAGAAATGTATGTTTGGTATCGTTCACCAATCGACAACAGACCACATAGATACTTTCCAGATTTCTATATCAAAGTTAAAGAGAGCACTGGTGCAATCAAGAAATATATTATAGAGATCAAACCAAATAGACAAACTAAACCACCAGCAAAACCAAAAAGACAAACAAAGGGTTATCTACGTGAAGCATATGAGTACGCAAAGAATCAAGCAAAGTGGGAAGCAGCAGATGAATGGTGTAAAGATCGTGGATATGAGTTCAAAGTATTTACAGAGAAAGAGTTAGGTATCAAATATGGCACGTAGGGCAACACGACTATCACCTAAAGCACTACTTAGACTTAGAAAGAAATTAGTAGATGAAGGTCTGTACAAAGACGATAGACCAGAAGATACTATTGGTAATCGTGTTCGACCAATATCAGATAGTCTAGTATCAATCAAGAATCCAGATGAATTAGCAACAAGAGTGAAGAGTGTATTGACTGAAGGACCCGTAGTTCCCATACCAGGTTCATATTATGTTTTTCGTTATATGGCTAAAACACCAGAGATTCGCTTTGATTTGAATCCTTTAGTTCAAGTCACAGAAGTATTCTCATATGGATTTATAGGATACAATTTTCACTGGGGTAGAAACAGAAAATACACCTATCCAGAGGTTCAAGGTGGACTGTATGAAGTGACTGCTGATGAACTTAAAGACCTTGAATTAATACCATTTCAGAATTTTCAAATGAAACCACCTAAATAGTTAAAAAAGTTAATGGCTGAAGTAAATTTAGACGAAATAAATCAATATACCGATTCATCTACGTTTGATAGTATAGATGCTAATACTTTTGCGTCAACTGATAAAGAGACATCAAGTAATAATAAGGCAGATGGTCATAAAACAAAACTCTTCACATATCCTGTAGCAAGAAAAAACGATTCGGAAACTGATTACTTCATGATGGAAATTGCTGAGTATGAGGCACCAGGTTTAAATTTACCAGCTTTTACAGTAGAGGGAAGTGGAGCTGTGCTTGAAGGGAAAGATGTAAAAAAAGATTCAAAAATAACTAGTGTTGTTGGGCAAGGACAAGATGGAACTTTCGCACTTAAAAGAGGTGCAAATAATCAAGCATTCACAGATCCGATGGAGGAGAAGAAAAAAAAGATAAAAGCGATAATATGTCTGCCCATGCCTAGAAACATAACCGATAGTCAGGGAGTGCAGTATGGAGAATCATCTTTAAATCCTATAGAAGCAGCTGGTCTTGCTGCAGGAAGTGAACTTCTTCAGGGTAATATTGATAATTTAAAAAGGGCATTTGGTGCTACATTATCATCAGCTAATCAAGCAATCAATGATGAACAAACACAACGAACCATCGCTGCTGCATTATCAGGAACTGCAATCGGTGCACTAGGTGGTAATGTAAATGCTAATCAACTTATTTCAAGAGCATCTGGTCAAATTCTAAATCCAAACTTGGAATTATTATTTCAAGGTGTTGGAATAAGAAATTTTCCATTTCAATTTCAATTTTTTCCAAGAAATCCTCATGAAGGATTAACAGTCATGAATATCATAAGGAGACTGAAAACTGAGATGGCACCTCGCAGAACAGCAAAAGATGGTAATAGTAGCAATGGAGTTTTTATTAGAACACCTAGTGTATTTCAACTTACCTACATGAAAGGATCTAGTAAGCACCCATTTTTAAATAGTTTCCTACCAGCAGTTCTAAGTGATATGAAAGTCAATTACTCTGCTAGTGGTGCACACTCAACTTTTTATGACGGTACTCCAACACACATTAGAATGGATTTACAATTCAAAGAACTCAATCCAATATATGCAGAGGATTATGATAATGTAGGAGGAGTTGGATACTAATGAGTTACTTTAGAGAATTACCGACAATAGAATATCAATCTCCGTTTTCAACGAGATCATCTTCTGATGAGTATGTGCAAGTTAAGAATTTATTTCGTAGAGTTAAACTTCGTGACGATTTAAAATCCAACATTACATTTTTAAGAAATTATTATGTTAGAGATGGATTTAGACCTGATCAGGTTGCTAATGATTTATATGGTTCATCAACATATGATTGGGTTGTGATTCATACTGGTGGTATCGTCAACATCAGAGATGAATGGCCACTTAATAATAGAGAAATATATGAATACTCACTTAACAAATATGGAAATGATTTGAATCAAATAAAATATTATGTAACTACGGAGGTAAAAGATTCCTCTGGTAAAGTATATCTTCCAAAAGGTAAAGTAGTTGATGCTAATTTCACAATACCTGATCCAACATCACCAACAGCAACTTTGAACCCTGTCGGTGGAGTTACTAATTACGAACATGAAGCAAAAATAAATGAAGATAAAAGAAATCTAACCATATTAAGACCAGAGTATCTTGATTTATTTCTAAGTGATATGAGAAGAATCATGAGTTATAGTAAATCTTCTCAGTTTGTTAATAACAGAGTTGTAAGAACAGAAAATACAAGAAATACAGATCCAAATTAAAAGACCGTAGATTTCTCTACGGTCTATTTTTACTTTAGTAGTAAATTTAAATATGCTGCTATGACTAACAATGTTAGGCAGAGTTGATTGTATCTCACTCTTCAGCAAGTCTTGCAAAGTATGAGAGTGTATCCTCTTCATCAGCATCTGCACTAGCAGTGACTGGTGCTGAACTTGATGAGGTTGCAGCAGTAACAACTTGCTCTGCTCTTTCTCTCTCGATGATTTCAACTTCATCTTCAACTTCTGCATCTTGACGAGGTGCAGCATTTCCAAGAACGTAACCAAGACGCTTCTTCAATTCTTCATATGACTTGAACTGATCTGCAG